CCTGTTGTGCCATTTTTCTAATTATTTAGTTTTTGAACAAGACTAGATAAAAGACCCTTAATTTCACCCAGTTCACCCTTTACATTATCAAGATCTTTTTTCATTTGATCTAACTCACTATTCTTATTTTCCATAATTTTCTTTTTTTGCATATAGGAACGATAGGATTTTTTATCTCGATTAACAATTGCTGTTGAATCTTCATCTCGATAAAGTCCAAATTTACCCTCTACTGGAATGTATTTACTCATATTATGCTAATGCGATTGCTCTAAGTTCTTTGATAAGTGGTGGTTGTGCCTGATTTGTTCCTACCATATCAATTTTAATTTGGAATTTAGTAAATGGTGGTAAATCATCAATTGAGAATGTATAATCTTTAAACTCCAAACCAACTGAAGGTGTTACTTTATCATCAGGTTTTCCATTATTATCTGACTCATTAATGATATTACCAAACTGATTGATATTATCAAAGCCAGGGAATAATTCAAAGTCCTTATCAATACTATTTTCAGTTGATCCCTCAGCAATCGTTTTAAATAAGACGCGAATATCAGATTCGTTTCTTCGATAAGAGGCAAATTGAACTGTAAGGCTTGTAGCTGGATTATCTAATCCCACAAGTTTAGAAACATATGATGATGCTACAGGATCCTGTCCAGTTTTATTAACTCTAGAATCACTTGCAAAATTTGAGACTGGATTATTCAATCTGTTTGTGGTTAATACCATAGCAACTCTATCCAAATCAATTACAGGTGATACGTTTGGATTATTACTTACCAATATTGTTTCAAATGTTAGTGATTTATTGCCAGGTAGCTCAGTCATCTGGAAAGCTTCATTAACTCTAGATGCGACCAATCGAGGAGTTTCAAAATGATTTTGTTCGTCAATTGAAACTGTTTGAAATCCTTGATCAACAAATGATGTTTCATTACCACCGATACTTGTTGCAGAGGTTGTTCTAACTCTGCTAGAGATAGCGGTTCCATTAGGTGTCATAGTTTGAACATTTGGTGTAATTGTTTCAAATTGAATATTTTGTGATGCAGTTACTTTTGATCCGCCGCCACGTTTTGTGGCTGAGAAGAAACGATTTGGTAGTGATCCACCATCTCTATCCTCACCATCACTATTCATATCAATTTTAATATGATAGAAATCTAAATCTTTTGGATTTGAAACAGTCGCTGATGGACTATTCATATTATGTGTTTTGTTAATTCTTCGGAGAGAAACTCCAGAAAATTCATATTTTTTAATTTCTTCACCTGATGAATGACTTGATTTAAATGTATTATCAATACCTCTGGTTGTGATACCAGTAATAGATCCGTCAGCAACTCCTGTATATGATATGATTTCATTCCCAAGAATTGCATATCCAAAGTTAGTTGTTCCAACACCCACACCTTCAAATGTTGCAAAATTAGATGATGACACTACAGGAATATCTGATAGAGAATTAGTCTCATAATCAGATGTAAGTTTTGTTGATGGAACATCGGATGCAACTCCATCAATCTTAACTAAATTATTGAATGAGTGTAATCCATGAGCTCGATGATCAACTTTAAAGTGTAATCCATCATTGTTTTGATCTATATCAAATGTTGAAATTGTTACAGCACTTCCTACGTTTCCTCCATTAGCTGCACCCTCACCAGTTGTTCCATCTAATCCAAGAATTTGAGATCCATTATTAAATCCAATTGTTCCGATACCCGTATTAAATGAACCTTGAATATTATCAACTCTGATACTATTAAATGAAGTTATTAATCCAACTGATAAAACAGCACCACTACCAGCACTTGCATTGCCAGTTCCTAATGTTCCAATTCCAAGAGTATCACCAACCGCATAATTTTTACCACCATTTGAAAATGTAACAACACCAATTGCACCATTTACAACGGTTACGTTTCCAATAATTCCACTTCCCTCTCCAGTTAGAGTCACCATTGGAATATCTGAATATGTCTTAACATCATCAGATGGTTCATAACCAGCGCCAGGATTGATTATAGTTACATCATGATGACCACTTCCACTTGTATCCATAACTGTTGCGATACCAGTAATATTGGTTAAAGTTGCAGATGCATTTAGATTTCCAAATTGAGAAATTGTAACGCCTGGAACTAGTCCAGCGACAACTGGAGACGTATCACCACCTATTGTTGTTCCTAATCCAACAACTGCTTTTCTTGATAAAGATTGAATTGAATTATCTGGTAGTGTAATTATTTGATCATTACCCTCAGCTAATTCTGGATTGAAAAATCTGGCTGTGCCTGCGTTTGTGTTAAATACAGCTTTACGAATCGTAAACTTCAGATCTTCATATTGACTTGGATCCCAAGTTACACCGTTTTGAGATTTGAATAAAGATCCTAAGTATGGTTGTTGACTAATAAGTATTTGTTGATTATCGGGTAGTCCAATTGTAGATATATCTATCTCACCCATTCTTGATATCCAAGCATTGTAATTTTCTGAAGCAGATAATAAGACTATAGCATATCGTGTTTCACCTTGTAGGTAAATTGGAGATTCAAATGTAAAGGTAGTTGGTACTGTTCCATCTGCCGATACGTTTACATCAGCTGCATCCAAAGTAACCACACTAAATGGCAATATTTTAGATGTGGGTACTCCAGTTTCCATAGTTCTAATTTGTAACATTATGGGTATTTCATCATCTTTTGTTTCAAAGAAACAATCAACAGATGTGATGAAAACACCACTGCTATCATTAATGGTAAATGATTGGGCTAATGGATCGAAATCCATGAAATCCATCCAATCTAGGAATTCATCAATACTGACGAATCCTTCTGGTATAACTTCAACTGTTTGAATTATTGGTTCTGCTGGAACCTCAACAACTTCTGTAACAACTACTTCTCTCTCAACGACCACCTCTCTATCAATAAATACAGGTCTATCAACAAATTCAATTATTGGTTCTGCTGGAATTTCTCTGATTATCTCAACTGGAACTTCTCTAACTACTTCAACTTCAATTTCTCTTTCAACTATTCTTTCAACTTCAACTTCAACTTCAACTTCTCTAACTACTTCAACTTCCTCTATGAACACTTGAGTTTCAACTACGTTTCTGATACCTGAAAGTGCTTGGTTAGTAGCAACTTGTCGTCTGACTCTATTGTTAGTAACTCTTTGATCTTGAGTACTTATTCTTTCAATTTGCGGTACTTTAGTGCTTAAAATAGTTTCTTGTTGTGTATCCAATGTACCAGAAGCTGTAAAATTAGCTTCAGCTGCTCCTGTTACACTTCCACCACGAGTTTCGTTTGTTGGACTTGTGGTAAATCTGATTGTTTTTGTACCATTTTCAAACCGAGGGTTAGAATCTATATTTGGATTTGGTATATTGAAAGTAGCAGTTAATGTTCCAATTGAATCACTGATTAATCTAACATCTGTAACTGTTGCTTCTGCACCACTTGATCCTCCGATCAACTTCATATTCTTTTTAACGTGTCCAAAGAAAGATCCTTGAACTTGAGTTGCAAGACTAAAAGTATCAACGTTTAAAATAGTTGTGGATGTGGAATAAGATTCTGGAATTCCAGCTTCAGGACTGTAAGGATTTAATGATAAAGTTTTCGTTGGTGAGTTGTATGGCCCTTCTCTATGATTTGATGATGCGAGTCTGAATACAAATGTATTATCGCTTGATCTGACCGTTTCACCAGTAGTAAATACACCTGAAGTCATGTTAACTTCAAGTAATTTTGGTGTTGTAAATGGTGTAACATTAACATTATCAAAAAATGCATAAAAACGTGTTCTAGGTTTCATGCGATTAGTAATAACCTCAATATTCCTAGATCTCATAAAAGGAATAATATCACGACTTACAATCTTGTCCCCTAACGATGTTGTTGTGACTACTGGTTTAACATTATATTGAACACCCTGTCTTGATGAATGCGTGCTTATTTCAACATCTTGAAATGTTGTGTTAGTAACAATTGCGGCGTCGCTAACAAGATCATCTCCTGAAAAATTAGCACCCTGTTGAGGAATAGTATTTGTTAGATTTTGTTGACTAGCTATACTGTTAGCTTCTGAAACAGTTAATGTGCCTAAATTATTTTGATTTGATTCTGTAAATGTGTCCTGAACTGTTTCACCAATGAAATCTGTTTGCCATCCACCCCAGTCAACCTCACTAAATCCAGTTTGAACATCAATTCCCAAATCGGAGACTGCAGCATCATATGCTCCAGTTTCATTAATTAGATTAGCATTAATTCTTTGGGTATCTATCCAAGTATCTGAATCTGGATTTAATTTAATATCTCCTTGATAAAATATAACCAGAAAAGGTTGAACATTTTCAGTTCGTGATGCATAAATTTGTTCTAAATAAATTTCTTCCGTATAATCTAAAGTTATAAGTCTACCTGTCTTTTTAACGTTTCTACCATCAATATCATTTATGAAATTAATATCTAAAGCTGGGTTTGACTCTTGTCCAAGTCCGATAAATGATTTTGAACCCACAATTAAATCTAAACATGTTGTATAATGGCCTGGTCTTAAATATCCATTTGTCGCATCTATACTTGCGGAAAAATCTGGATGTCCAATTTGATGAGCTTCATGTTTCTTAAAATTATCTACAAAAAATCCAGATTTAAATCGATTTAAACCATTTGCATCTGTAATTTGTAAATTTGCAGTGTCCTGTTCAAGAAGAGAGAGTGCAGTATAATATTCAACCTGTTCGAGTCTTTTCTCTAGTCTGCCAATATCTGACATTCTAAAACGTTTATGCTTTGTTCTTACAATTTTAATGTTATTGACATCTTTTACAAATGCTGGTAAGGAAATAGAGGCAATTTCCATCGCATCATTGATGGGTTTTGGTGGTTTTGGATTATCGGATGCAACTCCACGAACATAATTAAATTCACCATCTTTAGTGATAAATAATTTATCTTTTCTAGGTAAGAAATAATCATAACTTACAATTAAAGTTTCATCAGGGACTAAAGGATCTGGAATATTATTTTCTTGTGATGCAAATGTTCTAGATCTAAAATCAAATGGCGATATAGTTGATGATGTGTTATATTGAGCAACTCTAGGACGAATATCAATTAAATCACTTGTTGAAACATCAAACGATCTGTCAATTGGTATTAATCTTTTCACTCCATTTGGATAACTTGATGCTGTAAAGAAATCACCAACATCATCCGATGTCACAAAGAAATTTTTAAATACTATTTTTAATCTATTTGTTGGTGCTTCAAAATTTTTCTTTCTTTGAATGTATGAAAAATCATAATAAGTTGGTTTAATATTTGGAGTTAATGAGAATTGATTTGTAATATTACGATCACCATCAGTTGTTTCAGTTACTCTAGCAACTACTCGTGATTTTTCAGTTTCGACTTGCTCGCCAATCTCAAAATTATTTTGATTTAAAAGAACAATTCCCAAAGTTGTTGCATTTGGTTTTTCAATAACTAATCCAACTGCATTACTTGATCCTCCAATAATTTTCTCTCCAATTATTAAATCTGAATTATTTCCACTAGGGCCATTATAAGATGTTAAAGTTATTGTAGGTAGATCTGGATCTCCATTATCATTTGATTCAATAACTGCCATTAATTCACAAACATCTGGAAGATTAAGAGAAATTTTGTTATCTTGAACTCTTGTTCCAAATATACTACTTGTTGTTAAACCATCATTTAATGTATTTGTCCCGATACCAGAAGCTGCTAGAGATGATCCACTAACGACTAATACATTTGAATCCTGTAATTTTTTCTGTTTAGTTACTACTTTTGATTTAAGAACAGTTGCAAATAGATTTGCCTTTCCTATGGCTTTACTTAATTTTACAAATGTAACTGTTTTTTTATCAGCAGCAATTTCAACTTGACTTTCTTTTAAAGGCTCAACTGATCCATCATCATATGATATGAAATATCTTTCCTCATCAAATGGTTGGAAGAATAAATCTTTACCAGCATCAGGAGATGTAAATTGATTATTTGCAACTGTAATATCACTAAATTGTTTTCTTAATTGAATAGTTGAATTAGTAACATCGAGAGTATTGATATTTACACGACTTACAGGTGTTACTAAACTATTTGAACCAACTCTAAATGATGGTGATCGAAGAACAAGATCATTTACATCGACTGAGCCTGAAATTAAACCATCAGATACTCCACCATTGCACACATTAGAAACAGATGCAACACCAACAACATTAATTTCATCTCCATTGGTAGAAACTCCTACAATTCTATTAAATCTAGGAAGTGTTTCGCCAGGAACAGTATAACTTATAATATTATTTGATGTAATGATACCAGCAAAATTTTGTCCACTTGCGGTAATAATACCAGCATTTCCCGCTCCGTGGCCTGGAATCACAGCATTACTTAATCTAAAGTTTCCAGATACAAGATTACTAAGTCTAACTGAATTATTAAGTAAAAGATCAGCTTCAAAGGTAGAAACACCAACCGCACTCTTTAATGATTTAACATCATTAAATGTAAAATTATCAACCTTAGTGAGAACTCTTCCATTTTGAACACCGTTAATTAATATTGATTCATCCTTTAAAAATATGCCATTTACATCAATTAAACTCAGATCAGTTACATTTGTTCCATCTGATCTAACAAATCCTGATGCACCACTTCTTGCACCTTGAATGTGAGTTCCAAGAGTTACAGAAGTAATTGCAGTTCCAACTTTAACATTTGTAAATGTTTTGACATCAAATAAACGAGTTTCAAATTGAGTACTCGCGTCTACAAAACTTCCAGATTGTGCTTTAAAATCATATAATCTTGCGAGTCCAATCTCACTACCACTACCACCTCTTCTTTTATCAAGTAATGCCACGGTTGCGGTAGTTCCAATTCCTAAACTAGGTGATCCAAAAACATTATTTACAAATAAAGGATCGCCTGTTTTATAAGTTACAGCTTCCTGTTCAATTTTTTTTGTTGTTCTTGGTTTTGCAACATCAACAAAACTACTTGAAATTCTTTCAACTTTATATCCTCTCACATATGCCATGCCAGGAGAAATTTGAAATGTAAGCAAACCATCTGAGGGTGTGCTACCTTGAGCTGTTTTTTGTCCTGCTAAATAAATACCCTTATTTCCAATTTGATCATTTAAAGATTCTTTTGCAAATACTTCAAAGGGTCTAACATTATAATTTCCAGATTCATCAAATGTTCTTTGTGCTAAAGTATCTTGAATTAAATTATATTGCGTTTCTTCAACAAAAGTTTGCATTTCACCATTTAAAATTCTGGCGATTTCTATAAAATTTTGATCATTTGTATCATTAAGTCTTTTTTTATCTAAAGTAACTGAAATTTTAAGACGATCCGCACCAGGCGCTGCAAAGTTTGTAAATCCTGATGCGTTGTCATTTAATGATTCATCTTCATCAGCAGTGACAAAATTTTCTTGAACATCAAATCCAATACGATATGAAGGCCGATCACCATACTGATCAAGAATTAATGTTTGACTTTGAACTTGAACAAAAGTTCCTCGAATAAAATATACACCATTTCCAACTGACATTGAAGATCCATTCGCATTTGCTCTGGAGGCCAAAGTATTTGCAAAAGGTTCATTCGCAGCAATGACGCTAGTACCGTAAACTATGTCTTTGTTTGCAAATAAACTTTCACCATCAGTAAATCTTTCTCTGGAAAAATCACTACCAGACTCTCGATATTTAACATAAAGAGTTAAATTATTTCTTTGAGAATTTCTTTTTGATAGAATATTTACGACTGTTGCACTTACACCTGATCTTGAACCTGTTATTTTTAATCCGATTAATTGATCTGCGTATAATTCTACTGGAATGCCAAGAAATCTATCCTCAATTTGAATACATGTGTAATGATTATTATAAGTTAAGTTGCCTGGTATTACCTTTGAACCCTCCTTAAAAAAATGAGTTCCAAATTGTTCAATTTGATTTTGTAAAATTGATTGTAGAGTGCTTAATTCTCGAGCTTGGACTGGCGCTCCTGGCTTAAAAAGGACTCTATGAAAATTTTTATTTTTATCAAAATCGTCAAAGTATGGGCTGACGTTAAGATTGGTTTCTTGTGGCATGATTTCTTAAAATTCCAGTACGATCTTAATATCCTCTTTTTGTTGAGAACTACGAGTTACGGCTGCTCTGTTATCAACGTATATAATGTCACCACTATATTTTTCAACTTCGGGATTTGCAACACCTTTTACAAAACTCATTCCCAAATTAACAGTCCTATTATTTATTGAGGTAGAAAACCCAGGCTGTAAGGAAGTTCCGAAATTAGTATCTATATTTAGGTTGTTAGTTCCGCCAAATATGGTTGTTCCAGCACCTATAGCAGGATCAGCATTGAATCTAAACAATTCAAATCCGTATGTAGGTGCGGTTCCATCAGTTGATATTGCAAGTCTACGATCTTGCCAATATTTTAAAACTCCTGTAGTTGAGTCATAATTTATGACTCGACCAACAGCAGTTGATCCAATACCAATTTCTTGAGTAACCTCAGCATCAGGAGTAAATGTTGTTGTTGTTGATCCAGCACCAATTAATTTTAATGCGTAAACCGCACTCGCTTTTTGCGAAGTTAATTTATTTTCCGATCCAAATGCAAGAGGATCTCGACAAAGACCTACACGAGAAAATTGGTTTCCTGTAATAAAATCTGGATTAGATACATCATTTTCTAATCTAGAGTATATCAAAACACGATTTGCACCAAGTTCTCGATAAACATCTGCACCGTGACCATCTTGAGGTGGAATAATTACATTAAACGCAGCATCTGTGGAACCTGATGGATTAGTTAATCCAACATCTCCTAAACCGACTGTGCCAAATGTATAGTTAGATCCACCGTTAGTAATTTCAACTGAATCAATTTTACCAGCAGCATTAACAACAACAGAACATCTACCACCACTTCCATCACCTTTTATAGGAACATTATTATAGGTTGCAGCAGTTCCATAACCAACACCACGATTTGTAATCGTGACAATTTTTAATTGACCACTAGTTGAAGCATTATTTCTAACGGCAGCAACATCATTATTAGTTGACCAATCTTGAGGTAACGGGATAAAACTTGTCGAATCAAATTTAATTATACTATTTGGATTAATTGTAAAAAGATATTTCCAAATATATCCATCTCCAGATGCACCAGCGGATCTTGGTTCTAGATCTGTAAATAAGGGTTCGTCAAGAGATGGTCTTCCAGAAGAGTTTTCTGGATTAGTTCCATTTTGTAAACAAATATAGACTCTAAAATCTCTATTCATCACATAATAATTCGTATCATACAAATTAGTTGA